GTCATTGCAAACCTGGAGCCAAATGATAGGGTTGGTTATATTGTTCCAGATGCAATTACTGGTGATCAAAATGCATTTGCTCGTACGTATCGAGAAGAAATTCGGACTGCTCTTGGTGGCGTAGACGAGCTATCCATTTCTGCTGGCGTAACTGCAACAGAATACAAATCATTGTTTGGACGTGTAGCTGCAACATCAAAGAAAAAAGCTACTGCTATTTATACATATGGCATTTCACGCTGTCTTGAATTAATTATTTTTCAAGAAGAAAGATTGTTTAGGGCGTCGTTAGCACATGCCGCAGGTTTTGAGGAACCTGTGGAGCCCCCGGAGAATGCACCGCCAGAAGAAAATCAGGCGTACAAGGAAGCTGTCACTGGGTTTGATGAAAAAGTCAAACAAGTCATGATGGCTTGCATGGAAACCAAAATTGTTCCACCTGGTGTTACGGGACTAATTCCTGATGGTGATTTAACAGTTCTTTGGCGTTGGACGGGACCTGTGTATGAGGAATCAACACAAGACGTTTTGAACAACTCTATTGTTGTTAGAAACCTACAGGAGTTAGGTGTTGATAGCATTGAAGCACTGAAGTTTCTCTTTCCGTCAAAAACGGATGAGGAACGAGCCGCAATGTTAAGCGGTTTCCCGTTCAGGATGGTAGGCGAATTGCAGAATGCATTTTCTCAATTTGCTCGCCTTGTGGGTGGAATGATGCAGACCCCCCACCCGGAGTCACCGGATCTTCCGATGGCTGCGGATCCAAGGCTGGATCTAACACCGTATCTGTATCGAACACTAGAAGCATTACAAAAGGAGATGAGTTATGCAGGACGCTACCGTCCAATCGATCCCACAGACGAGCCCAGTGTCGTCAGTAGCTCCAAGCAGCTACGTGATGGCGGCTCCGACTCCGACGCAAGCGGTGGCGGTCCAGGCCCCCAGCTACCAGCAAGCGACGGCACCTCAGGCGTATCAGGTGGGTACCAGCTACCCCCAAGCGGTACCTCAGGCGACGCCCAACTACCAATACGCCCCTACTCAGTACGCCCCCCAATCCCAACCGAACTACTCAGTGCCCTCTCAGGAGGCACCGGTCAGCAACCCATGGGAATCGGCGTTCAACAAGGTGGTAAACCTACTGAGCGCTCCAGTCCAATCCCCCTTCCAGGGTCAACAGTCGACTCCGACGACTCAGTACGCCCCGGCCAATTATGGAATGCAGAGCAGCCCCCAAGCTTTGCAACCCTTGGGGATGCAGACCTCATATCCCAGCCAGGTCTCATCGCCCAACTATTCCCAAACCTCGTCAGCTCCTTCCTTGGAGCAAATCGCGGACCTGGTGGGGATGGGGCAGGAAAGCCGCCAAGTGATGGACGCGTTCGGAATCGAAGCGCCCGCCGTTCTAAATAACTACGCCCTTCAACTCGAAGGGATGCTCGATAGTGCAGTTGCTTGGAGCAATGAAGCACTTGGTACCCTGCAAGGTTATGCCAACTTTGCAGTTAATGAGCACCAGGAGAACCTGGCGTACAACGAGATTCTGACCAATCCCGACACCCTTAGCGATTACACGCTGCGGTTCTTCGGTCCGGAAGGTCCCTATCCTGTGTACGAAAACACTGCAGAGCTTGAGACTCCTGGGTATCCGACTCGGCCAGTCATGGCTAACATCGGCAACTTCCCTGCTCCTCCTTCTGCTGATGCTCCCCAACAGCCTGAAAACTTCTGGGGCGGTTTCAACGAAATCATGGCACGTGACCCCCAGAATGCCTGGCGCGTTCTAAACCAAGCTCAACCTCAAGTTGTCGCAAACAAATTGTTTGTGATGGAATAATTGAGGAAATAATTTTAGCAGTTAATATGTAAAATTATTAGCTGCTAAAATTTACAATAGATAAGACATTTTGATGTCTGAATCTTTCACCTGACAAACTACAGTCCTGCGACACTGGAGGATAAAACAAAGTGTTTCTTGATAACGATTTTCCTAAGATTCTTGGTGCGGAACTCTATCGTCCCCACCCTGCATACATTGCGGAAATGGCAGTTGAGCCCGTGGTTGTCCACGACTTCACTCGCCAACCCGGCCAAACCGTTCAGCTAGACCGCTATAAGTTCTGGGGTACTCCTGGTACCAAGGACAGCCGTGAGCGTATTGCCGACCAGACCATCGGTACCGCCAACAGCCGTAACATCACCAAGGAGAAAGTCCTGGTGGTGCTTAAGGAATACACCGGTCCTGCTGACCCCGGCGATCCTACCCAGCCTTCAACCTTCAAGATTGCCCGTGAGACTCTGATCACTGCCCAGCGCATGCTGCTGGACACTGGCAACCTCAACATGTTCCACCAGTCCATCGGTAGCCTGACGCTGCTTGATGACTATCGTCGTTGGCGCGACCGCGTCTTCATTGACGAACTGGCCAAAGCTGAAGCCAATGGTAAAGCTGACACCACCCAGGGGGGTTACTACTTTGCTGGCGGTAAGACCAAAGATTCCTCTGGTCGTATCTCCTACACCTCTACTGAGTACACCGCTGATCTCCAGCAGTTCCAGGTGCGTACCGACCTGCTGAACGTTGTCAAGGATCTGCGTAAGCGCAACGTGCCGACCTATTCCGATGGTCTGTATCGTTGCATTTGCGATCCTACGTTCATGATGCACCTGCGTCGTGATCCCGACTTCCGTGAGATCGCTCGCTACGCTGGCAACCCCGGTCAGGGGATGTATATGGGCAACCCCGGTATGCCCAACAACGCCAGCTTCTACATGGGTCCCCAAGCCGGCCAAGGTTATTTCCTTGCTGGTGAACCCGTCATGCCTACTGGCGTGCAATTTGAAGGCGTTAAGTTCTTCGAGTCAACCAACTTCCCGACCAAGACTATTAGCACTTCCTTTGATGGTGGTTCTAACTATTCTTCCCAAGAAGCAGCCCAAGGTTACTTCTTCGGTCCCCAAGCTGTTGGCGTCGGCATCGGCGGCCCCAACGCTCAGGTGCTCATCAACAACAACGATGACTTCAGCCGTTTCATTATTCTGATTTGGCAACTGTACGCTGGTTTTGAAATCCTCAACAAGGACTTTATTACCACCTCCTACAGCTTTGTTTCTGACGACGGCAACATCTGATAACCTATAACTTATTCTCACAGGAGAAATAAATGACTTACTTGTCTGCTAAAAAGATCTATCCAGGTAACTGGAACAATGCTCTTAATGGTTGGTACAAAAACATCGACGTAACCGCCGATAATACCAACGATTATTCCAAGGGCGGTCCTACCTCGGTGTTGGCAACCCCTGGCTACCGTTACTTCCAACAGCGCGGTTACGTTCCGGTTACCTGGGCTTCCGGCTCAGCTACCGCTAGTGGCGCTTACATGAGTGTGATCGTTCCTTCGCCCTACCGCCAGGACGACACCCGTACCGACATCACCGGCATGGTGATCTCTGGTAGCGCCACTCAGCCTTCTTATGTGTATCGCACCGCGATCTCCGTGGGTTCCGGCTGGGGCGATGGACGTGTTGCCTCTGGTGTGTATGCCTCTACTGGCAACATCATTTCCTTTGGCCGTAACATTGGTACTGCAACTGCCATCACTGGCGTTGCCTTCTCCGGTGTTGCTGAAGGTGCAATTCAAGCCAACATGGTTTCCACCGTTTCTGGTGACGCTTCCACCAAGATTTACTTCGCTGGTGGTACGCAAGGCTTTGGTACCAACCCCTTCATCACTAGCACTGGCGTTCCCGCCATCTCGGGTGTTGGTTCAGGTACTGTTGCTTACTTCTCTGTCACTGGCGTCACCACTCTTGGTGTGCTTGCAAAGGGCGCTGCAAACGATACCTCCACTTCTGGTGGTGTCTACATCTCTGATGCTGATGTCGCTGCAGGCCGTACTGGCTACCTGGTTGTCGAAGTGTGCTACATCCGTCCGGACGACGCTCCTGGCTACGAGGACATCGACGGCTACCTGACCGGTCGCACCGTTAGCTGATTAGGTTAAAGTGGATACCAGACACCCTCTGGTATCCATGCTTTACCAACACAAAAAGAATGGCGCTCGCGTCAAGATTGTAAGTGAGTTTGATAATGGCGACTGGTATATGGTCGAAGATCAAGACGGTCGCCTTTATACCGCTTACAAAGGAGAACTTCTACCAGATGAAGAGGCAACTAAAAAAGTCAAGACTCTTCAGGTAAAAGACAAGGCATCCCTCGAAGAACCACGCAAGTTTCCTCCTGATACCCGCCTTAATGTCAACAGTGCTACAGCACAAATGATTGCGGATCATATCAAGGGGATTGGCCTTAAGACTGCTCGGGAAATTAAAGACTTGCAAATGAGCCTGTCAGGTGAAAGGTTTAATAACCTGGAGCAGTTAAAGCAAGTGAAGCGTGTAGATTGGGATTCAGTGTTTGCTGCCAATTTGGTAAGAGTGTGATTTACATTTAATCCCGTCAATTTTGGCGGGATTTTTTTGTCTTAAAATAACAAAAAGAACAACGATAATGGCACTTGATGCTGCTACTTACGTTCCACTAGGTAAGATCGGAGCTACTGGTCGCACCACTGGACCTCATGGCCATTTTCAAATCACAAAAGACGGCAAACAATACGGATTATCTCAGGCTCGTGGGGACATTGGTCAAAACATTCAGTTTCGACTCCCAGGTAGCCAAGACTGGCGACAAATGTATTCTCCTTTACCTGGGGGACAGTATCAATTAAATCCTATCGTACCCATGACAGAAGGCATGGGTACGAGATCAGTACATCCTGTGACAGGTGCCCGTAACGTGCCACATGGTGGAGAAGATTACGCTTTTCCCCTTGGTACTGATTTACGTTTTGCAGGCGTAGGAAGCGTCCAAGGTACAGCTAATGCAGGCGCTGCAGGTAACATTTCAACCTTGCAGACAGGCCCATACAAATTAGATATATTTCACATGAGTCAACTTCCAGAGGCTACTACCGTTGGCGCAAACTCTCAGGCCAAAACATCTCCTACGTACGAAGAATCTCAACAACGCACTAATGATCTATTAACTGCTTTTCTTTACGGCAAGAAGAATGCAGAGCAACAAGCAAATCCAATTAACATGATTAAACAACAACTTCTTGCTTCAGCCATTAATAGAGCCAATGAAGATGATTCTATTTTCCAGCCCTCAGCAACTTCTCTTCCTTCTGAGTATCTGAATGCAATTTACGGCCAAGCCTAAAGCTCTTATAATTGAAAAATAACGTATTAAATTAGTGCAACTAGCTGAGTACGATAAAAGCAGGGTCCGATACCATCTCGGATACTTCACGGTTTCAGTGCCGGCAGGCGACTACGCACGCCTGGAAGAATCCCTGAACACAATTCCGGACTCATACTTTTACGACAAGTTGATTATTCAACTGGGTCGTTGCGATACCGCCGAAAAGAAAACTGAGGTTGCCTCTAATCCCAGCACCCGCCTGGAAAGCATCCTTGGTGACGTGGATCGTACGATTCGCTCCAGCAATGCCGCAGAAGCACTTAAAGTCTGGAATCAGATTTATCTCTATGAGACAAATCGTCTAGCCGGTATTCTTTTTGTGCCTAACTACAAAGACGAATTCCAAGCTCGGTATCGCTACGAACGCTCAGGTGCCGAGTTTATTCAAGCGTTGCCAGGACCTGCTGATGTTTCAGTAGGAACACGTATTTTTCTTCATGAGGTTTATCGGTAATGGCTGATTTTAGTATTGGAAGTTTACTTAAAAAACTACCTTCTGCTCAGTCAGTAGTTGGTGCAGCTAAAAATTTTGCAGGTAAAGCAGCAGCAGGAGCAGGAAACATGGTTTTTCCTGGAGCAGGAACAACAGCTTCTCTTGCGTTGCAATACCCTAAGGCTGTACCAGTACGTGGGCTTGTGCAAGGAGGCGCAATGGGTGCAGGCGCGGCAGCGCAATTAGGGGGTTTTGCATCAAGTTCACTTGGAATTGGCATTGGGTTAGGCGCTGCTGGCATGGGTTTATCAGCAGCCGCTCCAGCACTTGGAAACGAGGCGCAATATCGCTGGAACCAACTTACCGGTGGTAAGCAAAACCCTACGTACTTTGGTCCTGCATATGGAAACGTCAATGTACCCTCAGGAGGCCCACGAAATTTTGGGCCAGACTACAAAAACAAAGAATTAGCAGCAGGACAAGCTGCTGAAAATTTTCGTGCAGGCGCAGGTTTTCCGGGCCAATCTCCCGCAGCAGAACGTGCTTATCAACAACAACTTTCAAGTACTGCACAACAAGTTGCACAGGACCCGCAGCTAGATGATTTTGCTAAGCAACGCGCACGTGATATTGCATCCAAAGATTATTCAAAATCTGAAGACATGGGCATGCGCATCTGGGCGCAGAAGTATGGTCCTGGCAGTAAGAATAATCTCGCTAGCAAAGTCAAGCCTGGTCAAGCTGGATATGATGTCATTCAAAGTGTAATCAATAAACAAACTACGCCAACACCTACGTTTAATCCTTATGCAGCCAACATTAAACTACCGGGACTAGAAGAATACGCAAATTCAATGCAAGGAGCAATTGTTCATCCCTTGGAAGGTGCTCCTATGTTTGCAATGAATGATCCACGTTTTGGGGGATACGAGAGCACGGTAAAAGAAGCATACAATCTTACCAATGCATTTCCTTCCGTAACTACCCAGCAAACATTGTCTCTCCCTGTTGGAACATATCCAGTCCCTAATATGTCGGCTTATGGTGGTGGCATTTATCCAGGGGAGCCACTTAAGATCCCCTTTCAATACAAGTAAAATTACTGTTTGGTAGACTAAGGGGAGCTTGTATTTATACGTGCTCCTACTGGCATGAACTTTGAGTTCGTGGAGGCCAGTGTTGTTGCATCAAACCGATGATTCTTTGCCCTAACTTTGTCAAGCGTTTGACGGCCCAGTTAAGTTTGGTAGTAGGACTACAAACTGTATTTGTACCTGGACTCAAAGCTGACTCAAATTGGGTAGGAGAATAAGCCAAAATTAACATTTAACATGTCACGTACTACCCAGCAGTTGTTAAATCTTACTCCAGGGCAAATGACCGCCCTGGTAGGGACCAACCTGGGAGAAGCTGGGCATACCGCTAAAGATCAAGCGTTAGTCGCTGCGACTGTACTAGGGCGTACTCTTGTCCCTGGATATGGAAAGACACCTACTGACGTTGGTTGGGCTCCAAATCAATTTGTTGCTAACGCAGGCATTAGCCGTGCCCAGGCAGAAGATCCAAACTTTTGGATGAAGCGATATGGCGCAAAACAATACCAGGAAAGACTAGCTCTTCTTAATGATCCCAACACACTTTTAAATACTGTAAATTCTTACGGTGTTCCTCTTTCATTTAGAAGTGGTTCATCTATTCCGCCAAACAAAAGACTTAAAACTGATATTTACGGCGGCATTGATGAAAGAGGCAATCAAATTGCTGGCAATGTATTTTTTGATACAAGCAAAAGTGCTGCAAATCTTTTAAAGCAAAGATTGAGTGCAGGAATTACAGATCAGGTTTCTACTGTTAACCAGGGTGTTCCTGGTCAATCTTTTCCTAGCGTAAGAGATTCTCTTTCCGCGGCATTAGGTTATCAACTAGACCCCACTGGGCAAACTATTGAGAGTCAAACACTTGCGCAAAAGCTCTTGGCAGATACAAAAAATAATTTGCTGTGGCAAGCAATTACACAACAACAGCCCGATTTGCTGACGGCTTACGTTCCCCAGTGAAATCTTAAGTACTACTTTTATCGTTTAAACGCTCTTTCCAGGTCCCAACCTTTATTTAATCTTTTTTGCATAGATTGAGGAGTTATTCCAACTTCTTTGGCCCAGTCTGCAATACACATTGTTTTCCCTTCAAAAGTGTATAGCCTTGTTGCGCGTTTTCCTCCACGGTTTCGCGTTTGTTCTTTGTGTGTTGCCCAACAACAATTTTCTTTGCAATAATTTTTATCATTATCTTTTCGTTCTAATTCCATTTTAGGATTAGGCTTTTCTCCCATATCTTTAAAAAAATTTTTAAAATCACTCCAGCTAGGGTCGTAAGAAATGCCACGTCCCCCATACCTCTCATATGATTCGTGCTTGGGATTGTTGCAACGATTTTTCATTGCAAGCCAAGAACTGTATTCCGGCATTTTATTTTTAAATCCTCCATGTTTAAAATTTCCACAAGAATTAGAACAAAACACATGGCCTCGAATTTTTAGGCGACTTCTGCATGTTGCCCCTGCGGCACCAAAGCGTTCAAAATGCTTTCCGCAAGTCTTACAAACAAATTCAGTTTGTGCCATTAGAATAAAAGAAGTTTTTCAGGACCCCTATCAATTTACCAGAGATAGGGTGTTTAGTCTACCTTGAGCTCGACTAACACGAACAAGCAACCCTTGCTTATAGATCGCCCTCTGTTTGATCGAGTGCGAGTCACCACTCAAATTGTTGGCAGTTCTACTGCAAACACTTTGTTTGTGCAGGGTGGCCAAGCTCCTTCCATCTTGGTAGACATGGACGCGGCCTTGAGTGAAGACAACAATAGCGGTGGCGTTATTGATTCCATCACCATTGTGCGCAATGATGCGTATCGCGCCGCTGACTATACTTTAGATACCACTACATCAGGAAACGCTGTTTCCCTGGTAAGCGGTCAAATTGTTTCAATTACCACCACAGGCGCAATGAATACCGGTACCGCAAGCGGTATCGGTTATTACACTTACACTGGCGCCACCACAATCACTGGTAAGCTGGGCGCAATTAATTATTCTGGTGGACTTGCATCAGGTTTTCTATACCAAGGAATTGCCTATGGTAATCAACCGGCAGCTACGTTTGTTTTTTATCAGACTCGTAACACCACCACGCCAATCCCAGCAAGCGGCGACTACAACCTTTTATTCTCCAAGACTGTTCCCGCCAACACAGCGGAAGTTGACTGCTCTGACGTAATGCCCGCCCTGGGCGCCCCTATGCCCGCTGCAGGCAATACAACCGGTCTTGGCACCACTGCACCCCTACGCAACAAAGGCATCTACCTGGAGCGCGGAGACCGCATCTACGTGGGTGTTTTTGCGGATGGTCCCAACATCTCTGGTTACCTGCCCGGCGCACACGTCATTGCACAAGGCGGATTCTTCTAGGCCATGGGCTCCAAAAGCGGTAGTTCTTTTGGTGAATTTAACGAAAGGGTAAACATTTCAAAAGTAAAATTCAAACCGATTAGGTCTGAGTTTACGAAAGGAAGTTTACCTAATTCAATTGCGCGTATTAATAGGGATTCTACTTGGTCGCGTTGGCGTAAAGGCTATGAGCTTGCTACATCCACAAGCTACACCAACGCATTTGACTATCCATTTACTTATACAATTCCTTTACCAGAAGGAGTGACGGCTCCCCCTGGAGCAAACCCTGCAGTTCCTGGTGCGTTTCGAGGATTCCCTACTACCAATAGGGAATTTGGTATGCACTGGGCCGGTGTTCGCGTAGCGGGAAGCGTTAGGTTTGACAATATTAAAGACCATACAGGTGCCCCGGCATCAATAAGTTTTGTCTCACAAGATGATACGTATGTCTACGTGACACTAAGCGGAGACTGGAGTGAAGCACATCCTCTTCCACCTCCCCTCTACATTCCAATTCCAGGCTCCTCCACTGGAGTTAAGTCAATGAATGGCGAGATCCTGGAGGATAGAATTATTACTCCTCGTGGGGTTCCGGTTACCAGGACAACCATTGATCCAACAAGTCAAAAGAAATATGGGTACACGCAGTACCTACTGATAGACGTAGATCCGTTTGCTGGGATACTTACATTAAAAAAAGCAGGTTCCGTTGAAGCAACATTTGACTTTGTTTTAATTACTCCTGCAATCAGCATGCCTGTTGTTGGCAGATACATGATGACAGGATCGCGTTACTGCTGCACTTGCCAAGATTTTACTCAGCGTGATTACACATTTATGACAAACCTTTCCAATAAAGCAAAGGTTTATTTCCCGTACACAAAAGTCGCATCTCTTAAGCCTGGCCGCTATGAGACTGTTACGTCCAATGGGTCGGCAGATAACAGGGCAATGACTGATGCCAATACCAATCGAAACTTAAACGTCATCTCCCCCGATACCCAATACAACCTTCCGCAGTCTGCCGCACCAACAAACAATACAATTGCTACAACCACCAGGGATAACCCAGGTGTGTTTAGAGATTTTGGTTACGTTAGCGCACAGATAAATAGTGTGCCCGACTACAAGGATTATACATCTAAGAACAATGAAATCATAAGCTTACACGACTACTGGACGCCGTTGCTAGATGAGCAGCGTTACTGCAAACACATTTATTCCATGAAGTTTTCCGAGGGAGTGCATCCACCTGAACCATCGGATCTCCCCCTGGAGCCAAGTAGTATTGCTGCGTGGGAACAAAAACTAGTTGAAGAGCTTTCCAATCAAGATCGGGGAAAGATGTATAATGATATGAAGGGAAGCCTGGCATACATGGATACCCCTCCATACAATTGTCAGTCTCCCTACATGCTGCCAATGATGCAAAAGTTGTTTAATATCCCAGCAAGCTTTGTAAAGATAGAAGGGTTTGTGATGCTGGATAAAAATGGCCAAGCTTATGACCCAGCGCAAAATCAATTTCCAGGAGTAGTATAAGTGGCAACTGTAAACGTATCGACTAGCCAAAACCTTACGGCGGTCACTTATGCGCAAGGTGATACTATAAACGTGCAAGATGGCGTCACCCTCACAATCAACTCTCAGTGGGCAACTAAGCCTTACATGATCCAGGCGCTTGGCACAGGGCGCATTGAAGTGAGCAATAGTAGCACTAGCGTTGCCCATCTGCAAGAGTTCTACATGCAGAACGGCCTCAACGCTGGCGGCTTTAACATCACGCAGAATGGTGTGCTGCAAGTGCGTGGAGGCTGGATTACCGTTGGCACATCAACGGGCACAAACAACCAGACACTGTTTAGCGCCAACAGCGTCGGTGGCAAGTCGATTGACTTCCCATCAGAAATTGAAGTCGAAACTGGCAACGGTACCAACGTCTGGGAGGTGTGGCAGGCCATTCCACTGGATGTAACTGGCGGCTCCGTCAACACACTTGGGTTCAACGGAGATAACGCTACTGCAGGAACGGTGGCAGTGACTGCTGCTGGGGTGGTAACGGGCACGGGCACGGCTTTTGCGCTATTAAATACGGGTCAATTTTTCAAACTTCCAGGCATCACTCGTGATTTTGTTGTTGGCGCCTACACTTCTGCCACATCAATCACCATCCAGGAACTAGATGGCTCCACCTATACGGGTGGTGTGATTGCCGCAGGAACCTCGTACATTATTCGCAGTGGCTCACTTATCAGCGCCACTCAAGTAGGCAGCGGTGGCATTGGCAAGGTGTTGTTCTTTAACCCGTTGACCACTGCGGTAACAATGGGAGATGGCACTAACGGCACCAAGATTCCCACAGGCGCCAGGGTGCGCGTTCCCAACATCCACTTCAACAGCGCGGTACAGCAAACAACGCTTGCAGCAGCCATTACAAGCACAGCAGCGCAAGCCATCACGCTTACAGCAGCAATCGGAGCAGCGTCCAACAATGCTGCTGCAACGGGATATTTAGGAACATTGTTGCTGGTCAACGGTTCAACTATTGAACGCATTTCATACACTACACGCTCGGGCACAACGGTCAGCGCAACAGGTATGTTCAGGGGCGTATCTGGCACAACAGCGCAAGCAAGTTTCCCAATCGGCACATCGGTCTATTGGATACCAGCAAATAACGCCACCACCAATAACGCCACATTTACGACCAACGCATCAGGCACGGTCGATATGCAGGTGTGCAGCACCGGCTTAAAAATGTGCTGTACGTTTAACAATTATGCAGCTCTAACGCTAAAGAACTTCGGCGCCTACTTCCTGACGGTCACAAGCTCTGCTGGGACATACAGCCTAGATACCATTAGTGCAACTGGCGGCGGCTATCAAGCTCCAGGAGGTGCGGGGGCTATAATTTCATTTGCCTCCATGATCGGCAGCGGTAGCTTTGCCAATATCCATGCAAACTCCAACTATAGCTTGAATGGTAATGCTACGGGTGTCACATTCTCTAACGTCCAAAACGCGCAAGCAATAAGCAATGTCCGAGTGAGGATGTATGGCCGATCAGCCTCTACTAGCGTCAACACTAGGTCAATCGCATTTGCAACTGTAAAGTGCGCCACACCTATCGACGGCGTTTACGCTAACTTCACTATTTACACAAACGCACTAACCAACGCAGACATAAAAAACATCTACATATCATCGCAGCCTGGTAGCTACTCCGCTGGCACTAGCGACGGTGCCGTTGTGCTGTATCTAACCAGCACAGTCAACAGTACCTTCCGTGGCCTACAAATATGGGATGGCGGCCTTGCCCACCGTAACTACATAGCCTTGATTAACGCTGATTGTGAAAGCGTTGTAGTTCATAATAAAGGCTATTCCGCAATCAACGGCGGCTCACAGCTTGCTGCAATCTCCAACGATGCCGGTCTAAACAGCATCATCGCGTGGATTTCAGTTACAAGCCCTCGCATCACAACAGTTCAGAGCTACCTTACGGGTAACGTCACAAGTAACAGCGGTCGCCTATTTCGGATGCTGCTGATTGACTCGATCACATCCACTGCAACCGCTACGGGCGGTGCAATGAAAGGTGGCACTGAACTTGACGTGCTCGCTGGCCCCCATCGTTATTTCTCTTCTACTGTCACAGCCTCAGTTGTCCCCAATCTGGTGGACGTTCAGCCCATCGTCGTCCTATCTAACGTCGCAAAAACCGTTGGCTCCGTTTACGTCGGCCCGTTCTCAGCACAAAACAGCTTTGATATGTACGCCTTTACAGGCGGCACCTACCTAGATAACCTAGGTCGTATTTACTATCCCGCAATTGGTGATGCAGTTGTCATTAAGTCTGCATTTCCGCTTAAAGGGTTTACAACTTTTACTGGCACAGCGTTTGACTTCAACTACAACCTAGGCGCTGGTACAAACCCTATTCCTACTGGCACAACCGTTGAATTTAGAATGACCAACTGGGGCACACCAAATACTGGTGCTTGGACTGCGTTCACAAATAACGCAAGCCTGGAGACCGCCCGTGCTGCGTTGAGTGGTTACAGCTCCTCAGTTGGCATTGATTTGCAACTGCGAATCACCGGCACAACAGCGGTGGCAGGACGCTACCTCATAAACATGAAGCTGCCTGTCACGATTGACGCAACATACAACCCTCCTGTATTCAACACTCAAATTGGATTCTTTAACGCACAAGCAGGTACGTTGATTGCAGGATACTTAAATTCAGTGCCAGTAACCCCCGTACTGCAAAGCAGTCTTGTGCTCACTGGAAGTACAGGGTCCGTTCCTATGCCGTATGACTACGATGCGGTGCCCGTACCATATCGTTTAATTGCACGTAAAGTTGGCTGGACATTTAGCAGCTTGACAGGCACTTATACAAAAGTAGATATCTCTATTCCAATTACACAAACAGAAGTTGTTGATCTAGACGGAAATCCTTTGTATGTGTCGGGCGTAACAGGCGTGACAGTTGATTATGGTGCATCCACAGTTAACTTATCTGATAGCCTTCCTGCGGTAGAGGTTTGGTCTGCAGTACAAGATGATATCTGCTTGCTTGCAAACTTAACAAAACCTGATCCTTTTTCGACTAACAACGGCACTGCTTATTACAGCAGCTACACCTTTGTAATTGACGGTACCCTGACTGCTGGGACCGTGGTAGGAAGCGTAACGTTAAATGGCGCATTATCGGATGGTGTAATTATCACCGGCAACGTAACTCAAGACACCCCGACTGATTTTACAGGAATAACAATTAATGGCAACCTGACGTACAACACGGATACCGATATCAATGTCACATTTACTAATTGTGTAGTTACTGGAACAATTAGCAATAGCGGCATAGGCGTAGTCAAAGTATTTAGGGCAGGCACATCAGATTGGTTTATTGCAGGATCCAATGTATTGGTCAGAGCCAACATAGAAATTACAACAGTAGATGCCCTTGACTTGTCAACATATGTTGGACAAAATAATACGACAGACTTGGGTTGGGTTTCGTCAGATCCAGCACGTGTCCTGGAAGTAGCAGAAGGAGACTTTTTTTACATTTATGCTATTGCCTATGGTTACCAACCGGGATTGTTTTATGCAACGGCCGATGATTTTACAACTTTTAGAATATCTTTGATTCCGGAGATATATGTTGATACTACTCTTGATCCTACCGTTCGAGATACAATCACTTCAAAATTTGGTTCTTACTTAGATGTAAACAACAGGATTCCCTTAACTATTAATGAAGATTTGCGGGACTATTCAACAGCCGAAGTAATGAATGCCTTGCAGTATTATGCTGCGGTTCAAGGTTACTGGTTTGGTGCGGCAGTAATTTACGGCGGTTCTATCGATGGTTTTAAATTTATTCAAGGTGGTGTTTTGATTTCAAACTACACTTTCTACTGGAAGGTAGCAGATGAAGTAACCACGGCTACAAACTTAGGTTATCTCTTGCCAATTGTCATCGGTGTTGATCCAGCGGTCTACGTTGCGTATCCTACGTACTCACCAGTTGAAATGAATACATCTGATATTGTGATGCAATACGCACCATGGACGCACATCACCGCAGAGATTAGTGCTGCCGATAAAACCGATATTGCAACAGAGAGCTCGGCGTTGACAATTGCCGCAATGAATGCCACTCCACCAGACGTAAACATCTCTAAAATCAACGGCTTATTAATCACAGGCACCGGCACAGAAGCGACACCCTGGGGACCAGCATAATGGCTTCTGCCTGGGGCACATCATTTGGCTATGCGTGGGGAGGATCTTTTGGAAGCATTTTCATTGGTGTACTTCCAAAGTTTGGAGACATTATCCAAACACAATACGTACAGTCCGCAAATCAAATAGATACACGTGCTTTTGGCTTCAGTCAAATCAGAGCCAGTGGAGACATTCCCTCTGTTTACCACGCTGGAGATGTAGTGTATCTTCCCTACGCATCAGGAGAAATCTCAACAATAGAAGCAATGGGCTTAGCGTGGGCTGCTTATCTTAACAACACACCACCTACATAAAAACAGCCCCCTTGCGGAGGCTGTTGGATCCCATATCCTCAGTAGTCTACACTGCAGCCAGCTCTAGCTTCTCAAGTTTGCTCATGGTCTTGCGAATAGCATTGACGTTCCAGCGGAAGCTATCCCGTGAACGCGTTTCAGGAAATGCTGCATAGTGCGGACCAAGGCGAAGGGTCCCGTTGTCACGCATCTTAAAAAGCGTTTTTCGATCAAGGCCCAACATTTCGCCGGCCTTGGTAGCAGAGACCCATCCTTGGTGCGTTGTCATGACCGAAAAGTCTTGTACAGCCCCAACCTAGGACACGACCGGCCCCTGTCAACAGATTTTATTAAAACTTCACAATTGCTTTTTGCTTAGCCTTGGGAAGCCCAACTTAAAATAAGTTAACGACATAGGAACTTATGTTCAGCAGCGCACAGGAACCGCTCGCACTGCTCATTGAACTAACTCCTAAATTGGCCAAGAAACGTTTTAGACAATGTATATATGATGAATGGAATCACCTTTGTGGTTACTGTGAAGAGCCCGCCACAAGCTTAGATCACATTGTTCCACGCCATCGGTCTGGTTCCAGTAACAGGCATAATCTTCTTCCATGTTGCCGCCGTTGCAATCAAGCAAAGTCCAGCACTCGAATGGAAGAATGGTATGTGCGCCAGGATTTTTTTACTCAAGCTAGGATGGATAAAATTACCTCCTGGACCAAACAGGGAATTGTTGACCTGTTTGCTTAAATATCAATGACTCTTTTCTACGACAGCGCAAATAAAACATGGAAGCTGTCTCCATACGAACTGGAAAAGACTGATTTACCAACAACAAAAACACTATATCTTATATCTTCATTTACATCATATGGAGACGGTAGAGGAGGGGGAACCACAAGTTACTCATTATCTGAAACCCCTCCTAGTACACCCGCTCCTTATAGAGACAGGTATGGCACAATTTACCCCCCGGCACCAACATATACAATTTTAAAATTAACGCCATCGGGATCTTCTAATTTAGGGTTATCTGGCATTGGTTTTATTCCTGCAAATATTACAGGAACAATATCGGCAACTGTTAAAACTCTTCAGCTTAATGAAGAAGATAATAATAAGGCAATAATTACAAATAAAAAACTTGTTGCAAAAAATGAATTTGAAGCGCAAGCAAAGGCTTCAATTGATAACTTAAAAAAAGTAGTAAATATTCAGTCAACCGCTCCAGTCAGTAAGTATGTAACCGTTCAGAATGAAATTAAAAACTTAAAGTATCTTTTAACCAACGGAGGCCATACCAGTGAAGAAGCCGATAAAGAAATAAACAACTTAATAGCACCGTACTCCGGCTCCCTGGATCAATATTACAGAAACGATCCAAGCATAAAACCTTCGATTTATTTAGCTACCGACCAAGACAAGTTACTGCTATCTAATAGAGAGGGTGCGCTTAGCGCAAATCAAACCTTTGATCGTTTTAACAAATATAGAAATGGAACTTCGGGATACTTTTTTGATAAAACAGATTTAGGAAAACAAGCCGCAAAAGAATGGGATGACGCATTAAACTCAAATGATCTAGACATACTTCTTCGCTATGACTATAGCAAAGAACAGTATGGTCTTTCTAAATACTTACAGGCCCTTAAGGGAGATCCCAATAATATAAATATTCGCGGTAGCGAAATTGCTCCGCTTAAAAGTCAAGAATATAAAGAGCCTATTAGGACGGATGCAAACAATGCTGAAATAAGAGACAACATTTTTGGCTTAAGGTCTACCACGGATGAGACTGGCGCATTAACTTATGAGCTAAAAAATACCGGAACAGGAGAGGAATTAGCATCTTTTGTAAAAAGCAATAAAACCGCAAGCAATTTATTTGCGCAAGCA